TGCCCGGGGCGTTTGACAACGCTTTGAGTAAGGATTACGATATCCGTTGTTTGTTTAACCACGAAGCCGATTTAATTTTGGGCCGCACAAAGGCAGATACTTGCAGAGTGTTTGTAAATGGCGACGGTAATTTAGAATATACTTGGGTCCCAGATTACGAGAATCCTACGCATATGAGCGTCGTGCGTTCTATTATGCGCGGCGACATTACGCAAAGCTCATTTGCATTTACAATCAAAGCACAGAACTGGAGCGAATCCGAAAAGTACGGCAGTATGGGTAAGCGTTCTATTTCAATGATTGAGGATCTATACGACGTGAGCCCTGTAACTTATCCCGCGTATGAGGATACAGAAGCGGACGCTCGCAGCATTGCAGCAACCAGAGACCAAGAGTTAGAAATTGAAGCCGCAAAACAAAGTCAAGTAAGTGCGGATATTTTAAAACTTGCTTTAGCCAGATACACAAACTATTAAAAAAAACAAAAATCATGAATAAAATTAAAGCCCTAAAAGAAGAGCGTGGACGTTTGCTAGGCGAATTGTCTACCCTACAATCTACCATCGAGCGTGAAGCACGTTCTATGGCTGACACTGAAACTAACCGCTTAAGCGAAATCGAAGCTCGTTTGGGCGCGATCAAAGCAGAGGTTGAAACCTTAGAGAAATTGCAAAACCTTGCAGCTCAAGCCGCAGGCCACAGCGCAAGCCGTAGCGAGGAAAAAGAAAAGTCTAACATGGCCGACGCTTACAGCTTTAAGCGCGCTATTGAAATGGCTGTTACTGGACGCCGTGAAGGTGTTGAAGGAGAATTTAGTGCAATGGGTGGCGACGAGTTCCAACGTTCAGGCGTTAGCGTTTCTGCTCACTCTATTAAAATCCCTTCCGCGGTATTTAAGCGTGACATGACTGCAACAGGCGGAACTTCTGGTTCTGAAGGTGGCGTTAACGTTCAAACTTCTGTAGGTTCAATCATTGACGTTTTGTTGCCTCGCACAGTTTTAGCTAACTTGGGCGTTCAACGTTTGAGCGGATTGGTTGGCAACTTGGATATGCCTACTGCTAGCACTGTACCTAGTGCAGGTTGGAATACTGAAAACGGAACAGCTACCGAAAAGAGCCCCGCGTTTTCAAAAATTACTTTCAGCCCTAAGCGTTTGGCTGCCTATATTCAGGTGTCTAACCAGTTGATGTTGCAATCTAGCAACTCGATTGATGCTTACGTTAGAAATTGGTTGCTTAATGCTATGGCCCAATCTTTGGAAACTGCTGCTATTAAAGGTGGTGGATCTAACGAGCCTACTGGTATTATTGCAAACGCTAACGTTAACGTAACTTTTGCAGGTGGTGCAACTTCTAACTCTACCAACGCTAACGGAATCGCTCCAGTTTGGGCCGATGTTGTTAACTTGATGAAAGCGGTTGAAAATGCTAACGGAAACGGTGTTGCTTACTTGACTAACCCATTGGTGAAAGCTAAATTGCAAACTACTGCCCGTCAAGCCTCAGGCGTAGAAGGTAACTTTATTTGGCCTTCTGGTGGCACTGAGTTGAACGGTTACAATGTTGCGACAACAACTTTGGTTCCTAGCAACTTGTCTAAAGGTTCTAGTTCTACTTTGTCTGCAATGATCTTCGGAGACTTCAGCAAGATGGCTATTGCGAGTTTCGGCGGAATGGAGCTCACAGTAGACCCATATAGCGGAGCTACTGCTGGCTTAACTAACGTTGTGCTTAACGCTTACATGGATTGCAATTTGTTGCAGCCTACTGCGTTTGCGGTTTGTAAAGATATCGTAGCTTAACAACTAGCCCGCTCGGGGGCGTAAAAGTCCGAGTGCTGCGGGGGGTCTTGACTGCACCCCCCACGGGCCAAATGTTAGTTAAATTTTTGATCAATCCAACAGGAATATTTAACCTAAGTTATAACTTGGGGGAGGTTGTGGAAATTGAAACAAAGCAAGCCGAGTTATTACTTGAGGCTGGGGCTGTTGAAGTTGTAGCTGCACCTAAGACCAAAAAGAAACCGACTAACCCAGAGACCGAATTAGACGCCGAATAAAATGTTTAAAAGTAGAAGATACACAGCCTTTGCAAATGTAGCCACAGACTACTTGAGTTTAGCCGACGCTAAACAGCATTTGCGCGTTACTGCCTCAGATGATGACAGTTATATTAGCGGCCTTATCAGTATGGCCGTTGACGCCTGCAGCAATTATTTGGGATACTCTATAAAGAAGGGAACGGCTAAATATGGCTTTGATAGCTTTACGGGCTCGCCTGCGCTAATCAATCCCGTTAACGGCCTCAATATACCTTCTGGCAATTATCTGCGCGTAAATAGCCGCGTGTTGGCTGTTAACTCTGTGAGCTATGTAAACTCTAGCCAAGCCGTTACCGCTTTTGCAGGTAGCGATTGGATAGTAGCACCTGACCCAATGGGCAACTATTCACGAAATATCTTTATCAATACAGCGCCCGACTCAATTACAGACGATACGATTAAGTATATTATTGAAGTATCTGAAGGATTTAATCCAGTTGGTACGTCTAGCGTCGACCCAGATACTATTTTTCCGATGGCGATTAAACACGCTGCTTTGCTTTTAGTCGGCCAATACTATGATAACAGGAACGCGATAGTAGTGGGAACCATCCAAAGCAAAATATCTTTAGGCTTCGAGTATCTTTTAGATCCTTACAAAATCCAAATAATACTATAATGCAATCGGGATCTATGGACGTATTGGTAAGCCTGCAGAGTTATGCGGAAACTATCGACGCCAATACAGGGGAGAAATTGCAGACGTGGACGGAATACGCAACGGCTTGGGCTCAGCGCGTAGAACAGGAAAGCGGAAGCGAGCAAGTGAACGCAGACCGCAGAGAGCATAAGCAAATCGTTTACTATACTATCCGCTATAATTCAGCGGTAAGCGTAAAGCATAGAATTGTTGACGCGGGCCTTAATCATAACATTGTTAACATTGCAAACCTAGCAAGGAATTTATATTTGAAGTTGCAAACGGAACTAACAGAGTGAGCAAAAACGTTGAAAATATTGCCGAGGTTATAGACGCCTTAAAAGCGATGGGGGTCGAAATCGATAACCCCGAATTTCAGCGCATGCTCAAAGCTCAGGCATTACCAATAATTAGTAGTGCAAAGAACTTAGCGCCAAAAGATAGCGGAGACTTAGCGGCATCCATCGGCTTTATCACTGGAAAGGATAAAGACAACAAAACAAAAGTGCTTATTGGATTGCGCAAGGAGTATTACAATAACTACCTAGGGCCGATGTTTGAGTACGGCACTGTTGAACGTATACAAGGAAAGACAGGCCGCTATACTGGCATCATTGAACCCCGCCCATTCATGCGCCCGGCATTAGACCAGAACGCGGGCAGAGTAACGGACGGAATTATAAACGGCGTGGATAAAATCCTAGCCAAATTAGCAAAGAAAAATAACTTAATATATAAATAATCATGGCAACTACTGGACCAGTAAACGGCACGCTTATAAGCATCTATAAAGATGTGAGCGGCACACTTAAAAAAATCGCTAACGCGACATCTAACTCGCTCGACATTTCTAAGGATATGATCGACGTTACAAGTAAAGACAGCGCAGGCGCAAAGGAATTTATCGCGGGTGAGTATGGCTACACTTTAAACGTTGAAGCAATCTTTGAAGATGACTCAAGCGTTGGAGCTTCACAAGTTTCTTACAAGGATTTGGTAACAGATTTGCTTGCAGGTACTTTATTGACTATTGTAATGAGCTCAAACGTAACAGGCGACGAAAAATATAGCGGTACCGCTTTCTTTACATCATTAAGCCTTAGCGCACCAAACAACGACAAAGCAACTTGGACAGGCACCTTGCAGGGATCTGGCGCTTTGACTTTGGGTACTGTTGCTTAATAGTATTATATTTGTGCCATGAGCACTACAATTAAACTAGGGGGTGCTGAGCATCCCCTTTTATTTAACATGAATAGCCTGCGCAACATTATGGAAGTTGCCGGCATGGAAACCTTTGCGGATTTAAACCTGCAAAAGGACTTAGCGAAGTCTATGGATTTTGCTTTGAGCTGCGCGTTTTACGGGATCTTGGAAGGCTACGAGGCCCAGGATAAAAAGACGCCTTACCCGACAGTTCAAAAGTTAGGCGTGGCGATTAAAAAGTTTCAAGAAATTAGCCCCGCGTTGGAAGGATTCACGGCTGCAATTACAGATTTTTTTGCACCTGTTGAAGAGTCAACGGGGGAGTAACTGCCAAGGGCGACAGCGCCCCGCTAACTTGGCGCAAGATTGAGCGCATTGCTTATGGCGAAATGATGCTAAGCGAGCAGGCTTTTTTAAAGTCAACGCCTCGCTTTTGGCGTTTGAAATTGGAAGGGATGCGCGAAGCTCAGCAGCAGCAGTATCGCAACCAATGGGAAATAACCCGCTGGGCGGTTGCTACGGGTATGGCCCCACACTTAAAGAAACCTATTGAGCCCAAACGGCTGTTAACATTTCCGTGGGAGGTATCCGATTACCTATCAATACACGACGCTTTAAAGTTATATTCGCATGTCTTTGATAAGTTAACCCCAGACGCGAAAGCATGAGCGCAAATAAAATAGCCTACAATATCCTAAGTACTAACGCGGCGCTCACTGCGCTAATATCTACGCGCCTAAATCCTGTTAGAATACCACAGGAAAGCGCGTTTCCTGCTGTGAGTTATAACTTAATTAGCCAAGTTCCTAACCCTACAAAGTCAGGGCATAGCCGCACAGAGTTTGCACGCGTTCAAGTTAATGCTTATGGCACAAGTTTGAGCAGTGCGCAGGCGGTTGCTTCAGCAATTCGCACAGCGTTTGAGGCGGTAACATTGCCCGGAACTTTTAACGGGATCAAATGCCAAACACTGGAATACGACGGCGAGAATCAAACCGCCGACGATACAGCCGCCTTTGCAGGTTTATACCAAATTTCTCAGGACTATTTAATTAACTTTACTAGGTAATGGCTAAAAGTTTAAATATTGTTATAGGCGCCGACATTGAAAAGCTGCGCGAAGGGTTTAACAAAGCCATTGCAGTAGTTCAATCTGGCAGCAATAAGATGAGCGCCGAGGTTGCGAAGTCGGCTAAGTCGATGGAGGAACGTTTGGCGGCTATTGCTACGCGTAACCCAACGATGGGAAGCGTGCGGCAGTTGACTCAGTTGGCGATGGAAGCCCGGGCATTAGGTCCAGAGTTTGCGCAAGTTGCTAACGAAATAATTAAACAGGCGGGCCGCATGAAGGACAGCATCGCGGACACGCGTGCGGAAGTTGGATATTTTGCGAGCGATACACGTCGATTAGATGCGGTGCTAGGTGGAGTGCAAGCGGCAGCGGGAGCCTTTGGGGCAATGCAAGGAGCCATGCAATTAGCAGGCTTGGGCGGTAAGGATTTGCAGGAGGCAATGGTTAAGCTGCAATCTGCTATGGCAATCGTCAACGGGTTAACTGCAGTAGGTAATGCCCTACAGGCAGAAAGCGCAGTGCGACAAGGACTAAGCGCAGCGGCTACTAGCATTTATACAGCAGCAACTAACGGCGCAACCGTAGCAACTAGGGCAATGAATTTAGCGCTAGCTGCAGGGCCTTGGGTAATCCTTACGGCATCTATTGCAGCGGTTGGATACTTGCTAAGTAAACTTGCAGCAGAGACTGCAGCCGTTGAAAAAAATATCGAGCGTTTAAAAGAAGCACAAAGCGAGCTGCTATCTAACGGCGAAAAGAAAATAAAAATTGAGGAGCGCCGTTTGGAGCTTGCGATTGCTACAGCAAAAGCAGAGGGCAAAAGCGAAAAGTTTATATTAGACTTAAAACGCAAAAGCCTAGAAACTCAAAAAAAATTATACAAAAAAGCGGGCGAAGATGCCTTATTGATTTTAAATGAAAGGCGGTCCGAAGAGTTGCGTTTGGCGGGTAATGATGAGGCGGAGAAAAAAGATATTTACCAAAAGTATACAAAGGAAAGTGTACAAATTCGTACAAGCTTAAATGAGGAATATCAAAATAAAGTGCACTCGCTCGCACTGGATGAAATCGAAGCCACTAAAGTAGTAGGCAAGGAAAAAATAAAGATTACCAAAGCGGTTATTAAAGAGACCGAAGAACTGACCGCAAAGAATACAGGCGGCAGTTTATTGGCTCCAGTGAATCCGATTGTCAAGCAATCAATGGCCGACGTCTTGGCGGAGCTTGACAAGATCCCGCCTGTATTGGATGACATAAGAAGCGAGCCAATGTTTCCCGACGACTTTACTGGGGCGCCCGAAATTATCGCTACAACCGTAGAGATCACCGACGCCACTATAAAGATGGAGCAAGAGCTTAAGGCAAGTGCTGACCGAAGGGCCACGGATTTATATGTGAGTAGCGTTAAAATGGCCGAATGGGCTGCCAAATCTAAGGAGGCCGTAGATTCGGTTAATGCTGCTTTTGCCACTTTGCAAATGGAAGCCGCGGAATCCTTTGCCCAATTTATTGCAGACATTGCAACGGGTGAGCAAGACGCCGGCAAAAACTTTGGAAAGAATATGCTAGGCGCGATTGCGGGATTTATGGATATGCTCGGTAAGGCTTTGGTAACTACTGCGATTGCAGCGGAAGCTTTCCAAAAATTATTAATATCTAACCCACTTCTCGCAGCTGCCGCGGGTGTGGCTTTGATAGCAGGTGCGGCCATCGTAAGGAGTCAATTAAAAAGTGGGCCCGATGTTCAAGCCTTCGCCGATGGTGGTATAGTTAGCGGGCCAACGCTCGGCCTTATGGGTGAATATCCCGGGGCGAGTTCTAACCCTGAAGTTATAGCGCCGTTGGATAAATTAAAAGGAATGTTAAAGACAAACGACAACAGCGGATTTGTAGCTTCTACGAGTATACAGGGCAGGGATTTGGCAATAGTTTTGGAACGATATAATAGAGACTCTAGCAGGGGATAAGATGGCACGAATTTACTACGGTAGTTTTTATTCAATTACAGGCGCCCTTCACAAGGTGGAAATTTGGGACGCTCCGAGCGGTTCGGGTGCAGGTGGAACGGAGTTATTACTTGCAGAAAGTGGCTACGAAATAGAAAGGAATGGCGAAGGCGATACATTTTTTGAAAATCCAATCCGTTCTAGCCGCTCGACTTCTTACTGGGTAATCCCGAATAATACAGTATTGGCAGATTTTAAAAACCTTGCCACAAATAACGAGCAGTATTGGGCGGTATTAATTTACCAAGATTCAGTACTTCAGCACGTCGGCAGAGTGGTTGCTGATCAAATGACATTCCAACGCGAGGCAATCGAAGCCAAGCCTGTTATTTCTTTGGGTGCTGTTGATGGCTTAGAGTTGTTGGATGGATTTAAAGTAAGTTCAGATTGGTTCACAGATGGCAAATTACAAATATCGCAGCTATTTAGAAGGAGCTTAGATTTATTAAACCTAAAAGATTATTGGGTTGTAAACGGAACGCAGACGGATTACCTACGCGATGCAGTTAGCCCTTACTCTAGCGATGCAACCCGCAAAGGAATTGATTTGCTCAAGGTTGATTTAAACACGTTTGTAAGTAATTACGACGCCTTTAAGGATTTGACCGCGAGCGATGTTAACGCTTTCCAATACGCTAGCGAAAATATGGTATCTTGTAAAGAAGCCATCGAACAGATTTGCGATATTTTGCAGTGCAGATTTATTCACGAGCTAGGCGTTTATTGGTTGGTTTCTGCTGCCGAGTATTTAGATTCTACGGTTAGTTATAGGCAATACAGTTATACATTGCAGTACATTGGAACGGGTACCTATACGCACGCCGTAACTTTGGGCGCAACTTCTACGCGTCCGCAATGGCAGTCTAAGCCATCAATGAGCTACCAACCTGCGGCTAAGTATGTGCAAATAGATACAGAGCGAACTCTAAATACAGGAGTTTATAGGGCATATCAAAATAAAACCACATCGGCTTTGGGTGCCTCGTTTACTGGAATACCTACAGGCTCCACGCCAGATGTCGCGCCTATGCGTATAAGGTTTGCATTAAAGTTTCAAAAATTTTATTTTAGTTCACCAAGTGGATCAGAAGATGGAACTAATGTAATTTTGCGAATTTGGCTTACAGATTCGGCTGGTAATATTAAAATATTAGATAATACTAATTTCTTTTGGGTAAGTTTTACTGGAGCCACAATACCCGGACGAATTGAAGACGTAAAGACAGACCAAAATACAACTTGGACTAGCTTTGTTTTTGACAAACAAGTCAGCACAGCCCCCGCGGGATTTGACACTTTAAACGTTGCAGTATCTGGTGTAGAAGCTTATAAAAATCGCTTTAACATTTTAGGAGTTAAAACAGGGAATCCTGCCACCGCTGTTAAAGATTATTGGGGGGCTATACAAATCGCATTTGCAGACGCTAGCCCATACAATAACCCGGACTTTACTTTTAACATTACAGAAGTATTTAACCCAGGCACCAACAGCGCTTTAAATTCAACGCCTATTATTTTAAATCCAAAATATTACTATTCAAATAGTAAATACGGAACGGGAAATATTTTGGCTAACAATGGCACGGCTGACGTTATTGCAGACGATTGGTATGGTGGTTGGGATTCAGTAACCCACGGATCACCTACGGCAATGCTAGGGCAAGGAGTTGCAGGATTGTATCGGGATTTTGTGCCAGTAATACAAGGCACTTGGGTAGACGCGGGAACTTTGACGGCTATTAAGTCGCTTTCTTTTGATAGCTTTAAATGGATATTTAACGGCGGAGTTTACTCTGCAATGTCTGAGCAATGGAGCGGAGAGTGGTTGGGATTGGTTCCAATTTATACTGGCCTAACTTCCACAGGCGAGGGCTTGCGTTTGGGTAATGGTTTAAAGGATCGCGTAAATTATCAAGATATCCAAATTGGCAAATTAAACGACGAGGTGCAGCGCACGCCGGAACTAGTTTTGAGCCACTTGGTTAATGATGCAGACGGCGCGCCTTCTGCTGTGCCTACACAGGACACCCAGTACGAGGTAATGGTACAGTATGATTTGGCCAACGAGCAAATGGAGTGGCACCTACAAGAGCACGGCACCTTTAAAACTTACACCACAGGCACTAGTTCACTGGATACAAATTTCGAGGGGCACATTGGAAATACTGCGGGCGGTTCTGTTATATTAAATTTGCCTGCTGTAGCTACACAAAAAGGGAAGCGTTATTACTTTGTAAAGTCGGGGGCTTCGCATACCTTTAGGATTAATGCGTATACAGGGGAATCTATAAACGGCGCAGACCACTTTCTTTTAAATACAAACTACGATTCGCATACTATTATTTGCGACGGAACCCAGTGGTTTATTATTGCAGCGCATCCGTAATTTGTTAACGCGCCACAGAGGGCGTAGTTGTATTTTTGATTTATGGCTGTTGCTTTATATACTGGCGAGGATGTAACGATTGTTATTGATTTGGTAGACGATACATTTTCTTTAATGGCTGACGTAATAGTAGGCGTAATTATTAACGACGTTTTAAAAGTAAGCTTTAAGAAAACAGCAGGCACTGTGATTGCAGTAAGCGGTCAAACAAAACAATGTTCTGTGTTATTAACGCGCGCCATTACCAAAGGTTGGGAGGCAGGCATGCTATCGATGGAAGTTACAAAGGTTTTTACCGATGCCAGTTACCCAAGCAATAAGCACGTAATTTATAAGGATAACATCGTACAATTTAGCAACGCACTGACTAAAAACTTATGAGCGATATTATCGTACAGATACCAGGGGCTACAAATGTAACGGTAACAGATGCGCCAGCGTCTGCGATCGTTATCACTTTTCCCGCCTCTACCGAGGTAGTAACTTCTGTAATTGATAAGGGCGTTTTGTATGGCATCCAAGGGGCAAGCGGTTTGCCCGGTGGTGTTCTATCTGTAAACAATCAAAGCGGCACGGTTTCTTTAACCACTCAAGAAATACCCGAGTCAGCGACTGCGCTTTATTACACTAGCGAGCGAGTAGATGACAGGGTTGCGGCGCTGTTACAAGCGGGCGCCAATGTTACTATAACCTATAACGATACTGCCAACACTTTAACAATAGCAGCTCAGGGCTCTGTTACTTCTGTAAATGGTGAAGTCGGGGCTGTTGTATTGGATAAGACAGATATTGGTTTAAGCAACGTAGACAATACCGCCGACATTGATAAGCCAGTGAGCACAGCGCAAGCTGCAAGCATTGCAACCAAAGCAAGCACCACAGCGCTAACAAACCATACAACAAACTATAGCAATCCGCACGCTGTTACTAAGGACCAAATCAGCTTAGGCAATGTGCAAAATGTCGACCAAACAGCTGCGGGCAATATCATAAGCGGGACGTTGGATGTGGCGCGTTTGCCTAATACAGTTACTTTGGCAGGCAATGTTTTTAACGATGCTAACAAACTTGTAAGGCTAGACGGCAATTTAAAACTGCCTGCTGTCGATGGATCTAATTTAACGAATTTACCTAACACAGGCGGCGGCGTAGGCTCCGCTTTATACTTATTCTATAACTACTAAAATGGCAGCAAACACATCACCCATATTCGCACTATCACCCGAACTTTCATTTGCAACGGTAACAGGTGCAACGACCGACAGAACAGGTGCAACGATGACAAACACCGTCACGCTTTTAACTGCTGCAACCAACGGCACAAAGATCACGCAGATTGGGGCAAAGGTTGCCGGAACGAATGCGGCAACTTTGGTTTTGATTTTTGTGAGTGATTCAAGTGGAGCAAATTTTAAGTTGTTTGATGAGATAGTTTTAAGTGCAATTACCGCTGGTAATACAACAACATCTCAAAGGGCGGTAACTGCTTATTCAGATTTGCAGTTGAAGGCAGGGCAAGTTGTAAAGGTTGGAACTACGGTTGCCATTACCGCTGGAGTAAATATATTTGCAGTAAAAGGAGATTATTAAGATGCCTGACTTTGGAAGTTTTAGAGGGTTTGGTGAAAAGTTGGCACAAGGTCAAACGCCTACTCAATTGGGATTGATTGGTTCATTTGGTGCTTATGATGCAGACGCACAGGCTTTTTTTGATAGGGTAACGGCAGCAGGTGGAACGCTAAGTGCAACTGAACAAGTTGCAATTGATACTCTTGTCAGACAAATGAAAGCCGATGGAACTTGGACATTAATGAAAGCCATTTATCCAATGGTTGGGGCAAGTGCCGCAGCGTGTGCGCAGAATTTAAAGAGTGCAAGTTTTACAGGT